CATAATAAAAAATATTCTTATTCAGGAATACGGCTACACAGACATTAAAAAAGCAGAAGCCGATGCAACGGCAATGGTGCTGTAAATATGAAAAAGGCTTACAACTATCTTGACCCAGAAAGCATTACCGCTGAGACCTTGAAAGCAGATGAGGATTTTCTGCTTGACGCGGCAAACTACTTATACAAAAGCACTGAAGGAGATGTAGACCTAACTGACCCAGAGGAAATCTACGACGAGTTCGCCAAGCGGATGCGTTATCACGATGTCAATGAAGTAGACACTGTGAGTGACCTGATGTATGCACAGGAAGCAGATGAAGAGAGTAAGGCTGAGATGGCCCGTCTGTTTGATGTGTATGACAAGTCAGAGATAAGCACGGAAGATCTCGGTGAGAAGATTGTTGATTACGGTTACGGTATTGCAACTGCCCCATCGACGTGGATTGGCTTACTGACAGGTGGCAGTGGTAAAGCTGTGTCTGTTGCAGGACAGCAGGCAACTAAAGAGATCGTGCGTAGAACGCTCAAGGGTGCCCTTAAAGGTGCTCTCGTGGAGGGTGCTATTGGTGCTGGTCAAAGTGTGGCACAGCAAGGCACACGGATGGAGCTAGACCCTGAAAGGGAGTTTAGTGGCACTGAGGTTGCTCTTACTGCAGGACTTTCAGCACTTCCCGGTGTAGCACTGGGTGGTGCTAATGCACTTCGTTTGGGTGCAAGGGAAGCGGATGCAACTTTACTGAAACAGCAGGGTGAAGCCGCCTTCGCTAAGCGAGAAGCAGACGCAAAGGTAGCGGCAAAAGAAACTATTGCTAAAGCACAGGACAGCGATGGTAAGTCTGTATCCGAAGTAGAAGAAGTTTTAGCTGAGTTGGAAGCGTTAACGATTGATCCAACTACCGGCAAGGCTGTCAAAACAAAGCCACTAGATAAAGTTGAGATCGCAGAAGGTGAGTCCATTCAGATTGGTATTGGGCAACCGGAAGGATTTGAGATCCGTTTAGAGCAGGGCGACATTGATAAGATGACAGCCGCCATATTAGAAATGAAAGAAGTCATTCCTAGAACTCCCGGAAATAAAATAACTGCTGACTTATCTCTTGCTATTGCTAATGGTGATATCCCATTAGATATGTATGTAAAAACAATGGAGAAGTACAATCTAAGTGGCAGGGATATTGGATTAATTTATCAGGCTAACGTATCTAACGCCGCGAGACTTCTTAAATCAGCACAAGCTATTGGTGGAAAATCTGCTCAAGATATTCTGTTACTTAAAAAACAGTTAAAGGCGGCTATTGATAAGGGGCAGGATTTAAGTGAGGCAGTAGGCGCAGATGTAAAGTTAGCAACTGAGGTTGGTCAAGAGGCGACTATTCGTGGCTACGCCAAAGATACTGCAAATAAGTTTGAGCGTGTCCGTCGATCTATTATGACTTCTCAGCCAGTCACCACATTACGTAACGTATTCGGTGGAGCATCTCGTTTAACACTGGACATGTTTGAAGAAGCTGTAGAAGTAGGGACTACCTCTTTATATAATGGCATTGCGAAACGTGTCGGACTCAAACCGATTGAAGCAAATAAACGATTCTTAAATTCTGCAGACATGGGTAAGTACGTCCTTAATACATCTGAAGCAGATTTGATTGCAAACTTGTACAAGAATATAGATCAGAAAGGGTTTGATAAATTCTTCGGTAACTTTATTGACTCTTCTGTTGCAGGCACAAAAACCGATGGCGGTGGTTGGTTAACAGGCATTGGCAATGGACTAAACATTCTTAACCGCATGTCGGATAACTTCTTTAAAAAGACTGCATTTGCCGGTGAGCTTAGCCGCTTAGTCAAGGCCAACTACGATGAAAGTCTTACTGACCTCATAAAAAATGGTAGGTTTAATAGTATTGATCCTAGACTTTTTAATGAGGCAATGGATAAAGCATTTGAAATGGTGTATCAGAAAACACCAAAGGGTAAAGGTTTCTTTGCTGAGCAATCCAGAAACTATCTGAACATTGACCAGCAGTACGGATTTGTTACAGGATTAATGATTCCATTTCCTCGCTTCGTGATTAACCAGATTCAATTTATGTATGAGCATGCTCCCATTATCGGCATGTTGCAGGCGGAGAAACTGGGCGGTGGTGGAAAGGTAGCAGGAAGATCATTAGCTAAGAGAATCTCTCAACAAGCTAGTGGTGCGATGATGCTTTATACTTTTGTTAGCCTTCGTAACACACAAGACCCCGGAACACTTTGGTATAACGTAGAGACTGAAGACGGTACTGTGGATCTTCGGCCTATGTTGGGGCCGATGAACTTAGAACTGTACATAGCTGATACATATGTTAAGTTGCGCAGAGGTGAGCCACAGCCAAACCTTGTAGGTTTCTCACAGGACATGGTCCAGACTGCTATTGGTTCATCTATGAGAGCAGGGACAGGTCTTCAGCTAGTCAATGATGTGTTGCCTAGTTTGCTCGGTGATCTAGATCCAGACGGTGCTACAGGCGGAAAGATTTCTATTGCTAATGAACAGACACTTGGAAGGATTGCAGGCGACTACTTTAACACGTTCACCTTCCCCTTGCCTGTCAGTATCGTCAGAGATTTGTATTCCTTAACGGATGAGCAAATGCGTCAAATACCGGAAACTAACGGTCAAGTAGATTGGCACGATATCATGTTTGCTCGCGCTGGTAGAACACTAGGTCCAATTCGTGAAATGCTAGGCATGGAGAACGAGAAAGATCCACGTTACAGCATAATGAGATCTACTCCTGCTAAAAAGGTAGATCCATTACGTACAGCAACCACAGGATTTAACATCTCTGAGAATGCAAACGAAGTGGAGAAAGAAGCTAACCGCCTTCAGGTCAGACCTTATGAAATCTATCGCAGATTTAAGTTTGGCCCTGCCGATGTTAGCATACGGGAAAAGGTAGCAAGTGAACTGCCTCAGAAAATGTCAGGGTACATTAGAGGTGAAGAATACAAGAAGCAGAACAATGAAAACAAAAGAAAGTTCTTTAAGGAAAAAGCTAGGGAAATTGTTACCGGCATCTCTTCTAAGGTTCTAAATGAGCTTGGCACGAAAATTGAATTGTTCATGGAAAGAAATCCCGACGCCACAGAGGATATGATCAGAGAAGAGTTTGGATACACTATTAACGATATTATGCAGTATCGGTATGAGACTGAGATATCAAAAGATAATCGTGCCGCACTTGAATCTGAGATAGGAAAGCCTACAGAGGACTCTAACTTCAGTGAATACTTCTTTGCAGGACAAGTTAAGTCGGAGCAAAAGTTAGCTTCTGGTGGTTTAGTGCAGACCTTTAATGTAGGTGGTGACGTAGGTGACCCACTGGCACTGTCAGAGACTGCGGCAGAAGAAGATGTTGCTACTCGTGAGCAAGAAAGTGAAGACTACGTTAAGCAGATGATTGAGCTAGGTCTTGACCTTGCGCCTGTGACTGGTGAGATACGCTCAGCGCAGAGTGCTATCAAAGACTATGAAGAGGGTAACTATGGCATGGCGGCACTGGGTGCGTTAGGTGCAGTACCGGGTGTTGGTATAATAGGAAGAGGCGCAAAGGCTGGTGTCAAAGCACTGCGCTCTGTAGACAAGGCTGAAGATATTGCTGATGCCAAGAAGATACTGGGCGATGAAGACGCAATCCAAGTTTGGAAGGATGCTAACAGATTACCTGAAAGTCAGAGACAAAAGCGAACTCCAATAGTGCAACAGGCGGCACAAGATCTAAAAGATGGGAATATAACTGGTAAAGAGTACAGGAAAATTGCTAAGGCAGAAATGCCTATGCGCCCAATCACTCGTGAAACTTTCCCAGAAATGCCAACACTAAAAGAGATTGTTGGTTCGCTAGGTAAGAATCAGTCTGAAAAAGGAATTGTCGGTTTAAATTTAGAAATACCGGATGGAACACGTGTAGGATCTCGTCTAGATATTCCTGCTTACGACAAATATGACACATGGGTTGTGTCTCTACACGATGGTACAGTAAGAAATGGTAAGGCGATTGGCTATGGTCAAACTGCTGTACTAGATAACGTAGAGTTCTTCACTGAAGGGCAAGGCGCTCTAAACATAGCCACAAAGAAACCTAAAGCTACCATCGCTCGTATACATGGGGATTACAAGAATGAAGATCCCGAAGCTGTATACAATAAAGTTTTTGAGCTAATGGACGATCCTGAGTGGACGCAGGTTGGGATGAATCCATTCCGCCATTCGTTCTTCTACGATAAGGCAACTGGCAAGCCAGTCACACGGGCGGATGAAGTGTTGCAGGTAGGACCATTAGTGCTTGCAAAGGGTGCTAGATCAGAACTTAGTGACCTCAAGAAGCTGAAGATCAAATCGGCGGACGGTAAGGTTCGTGTATTTAACAGTGGCGGATTAATGTCACGCACATAAAAAACCCCTCATTGCGAGGGGCTGTGCATTTGCTGTGAGGGTGAGATCAAACAGCGGAGGGAAAACTGCCTTAGCAGTTTCTCTCTTATAACTAATAGTTATACACTAATGAATATAAAAGTCAATAGGTTATATTAAATCTTTCTTATTTGTCGTTTCAGGTGTCTGATGACTGCCTCCATTTCCTTGATCTTTTGGTTAAGTTTTTCAAATTCTTGCTTAACTTGATCTTGGCTCATGCGGCTTGCCACCCCCAGTCATCACCTTCCATACCTGCGGCATTGTAATCTGTCACAACACCCTCAAAGAAATTCTTGTGAGAATCTCCTGCAACCACCCAGTCAACCCATGGTAATGGGTTCTCTTTGACTTTATAGTTACCCTTCAGACCTAACTGAATCAGTCGTCTGTCTGCGATGTACCTAATATATTGCTTAACTTCTTCTTGGCTGAGTCCTTCCAAGTCTCCCATCTCATATGCAAGCTCAATAACTTTGTCTTCAAGAGAGACTGCATCTCTGACCATTTGGTAGATATCTGATTTAAATTCATCTGTCACAATCCTTGGGTGTTCTTCACAAAAGGTTCTAAATAGTTTAGTCATGCCTTCACAGTGCATCGTCTCATCACGGATGCTCCACTCGACAATCTCACACATGCCACGCATCTTACCTGTGCGCTGGTAGTTGAGTAGCATTACGAACGCACTGAACAAACTCATGCCTTCATTGATTACTGACCGGGCAACTGCCTTGGCTAAGCCTGACTGCGTGTTCACATCAATGTCAGCCATGAACTCAATCTTGTTAGCCATCTGCTCATACTCTAAGAATGCTGAGAACTCTTCTTCTGGCAGACCTAGCGTGTCATTAAGTAAAGCATAAGAACGCTGATGAACAAATTCACGGTTAGCAAAGCTAGTAAGCATAGCCCGTATTTCGTTATTTTTAAATTTAGGTATGTAAGATTCCAAGTAGTTCGTTCCAACTTGGACATCCGACTGCGTAAAGAGTCTAAGGATCTGTGTAATATGGTTTCTTTCGACATCAGTTAACTTCCCGTTGCTCCACTGCGCAACATCATCTTGCAGTTTAGCTTCCCATTCACCCCAGTGTACCTTCTCATGTGAGATAGCTTTTTCCACAGCCCATGGATATAGAAACGGCTTGTAAGTTTTTGATTCTTCTAGCAATGGCATACACCACTCCGTTTATTGTTAAAGGAAAAAAAGCCCACCGAAGTGGGCCATAAGCACTGAGTAGTTATACTCAACGAGGGAAATTAGTCAATCGTTTTGTTAGCCAATCTATTGCGAAGTTCGTTAACTTGTTGACGTAATTCAACAATTTCTTTTGCGGCTCTTTGTGACAGTGCATCTGGTACTACCTTAGTCTGCCACCCATTGTCAGTTTCTTCAACCATTTCAAGTGCTTGCGCTTCACGCAGTGCTTTGACTAGGTCAAACTCTTCATCAAAATCAATGCTCATATTTCTTCTTCTCCAGTTCTAACTGAATCAGCCTGCTCTCTAGCTTAGCTATCTTTCTAGATTTGTTCTTGACCGAAGCCTTCAGTAGCTTCATCCAAAGCTCTAGCAATTTTTTCTCCACGTTTTGTGCTGTCATCAAATACTCCATTGTTAATGCACTGTTCAAATGTATTCCATAGCTCGTCAAAGCGCATCTCAGCGAAGATCTCTAGCCCCATAAGGGCATTGATTACCTGATCTTCATCCATCCGCTCAGCGGACATATAGAAAGCCTTAATGTCCTCCGTTGTGCGCCATGCTTTCATGATAGCATCTTCTAAATCAGAACGATCTACTGGCTCTCCTCTGCCATTCATGTGTATACCTTTAATCTTCATCGTGATCCTCGTATCCATCATGTTCATCGTCATAGCATCCATGCATCTGAGTGAAGAACTCATCTAATCCCGAGTAGCACATAGCACACATAGCCACAGGCAGTACACCTAAGTACCCATCAATGCCACCCTCAAGTTCAATGTCAAACTCGCAGTGGCAGATGGAGCACACAAGCTCGTTGTGGCTTCTATCTTTATCTGAAGGCACGTGCTCTATTGGTCCTATTGCTATCTGTAATTGTTTCTTTCTAGGCATGGTGTATCTACCCTTGGCATGAGATGCACTCATCCCCATCTGCATCAGATGAGAAATCTTTCAGTGCGTTACGTTCAATGGATGCACCTACTTTGTCAGCAGATACGCCTGCGTTTGTACGTAAATAGTACAGACCCTTGAGTCCTTCCTTCCACGCCTTGATATGTACAGAATTGACATACGGCTTAGGTGAACCAGCAGGGAAGAATAGATTCACCGACTGCCCTTGGCAAATAAACTCCTGTCTCTTAGCCGCATGTTCAACAACCCATGCTTGATCGAGTTCAAAGGCTGTCTTGAAAACGCCCTTCTCATGATCGCTGAGGAAGTCCAGATGCTGGACAGAGCCTTCGTTCGCAATGATTGTTTTCCATGTGCCTTCCGTATTTTCACCGTGTTCCTCCAGAACTTTCTCTAGCTCCTTGTTCTTAACCAGATGCGCACCTGCACGTGTTCTGTGCGTGTACGCATTCGACTTGATAGGCTCAATAGACGCTGAGCACCCACATATGATAGACGAGTTAGCATTCGGAGCAATCGCAAGTAGGTGAGCATTACGCCGCCCTGTGCCTGCCATATCCGGTGCTTCACCTCTTTCCTTAGCGAGTTCATGTGTTGACTCCACCGCATCTTCTTTGATCTTCTTGAACATCTGGTAGTTCTCACTAGCCGCCTGCCAAGATTCCCATGCAATGCCTTTGTTCTGTAGGTAACCATGGAAGCCCATCGCGCCTAAGCCGATGGACCGCTCCATGTACGCACTGAACTTAGCCTTCTCTAACTCTTCCGGAGCATTTCGGATAAAGAATTTAAGGACGTTGTCCAAGAGTCTGACCAAGTCTTGAACCATTCTGGTGTCTCGCCACTCATCCCACTTTTCGAGGTTGACTGAGGAGAGGCAACAGACTGCTGTACGTTCTTTAGATGTAGCGAGATGGATTTCATTGCACAAGTTACTGCCATTAATTGTGAGTCCAAGTGCTCTTTGAGAATCCGGTAACCCTCGCTGGGCTGTGTCGATAAAGTTGAGGTAAGGGCTACCTGTTCTGAAGCGAGCTTCAAGTATTCTTTGCCACAGTTCTCTAGCTTGGACTGTAGATCTGATAGCTCCCGAGTTAGGGCATCGTAGTTCCCATTGTTCTCCATTTTTTACTGCCTCCATAAAAGCATCTGTAATGTTAACTGCATTAAACAAGTTAAAGCATTTGCGGTTCGCATCACCACCAGTAGGATCTTTGAACCTGACGAACTCAATGATCTCCGGGTGAGATACATCAAGGTATGCGGCATAGCTACCCTTACGGGTCTTGCCTTGTTTGTAGGCTGTCATCTGTGAGTCAACAACCTTCATGAATGGGATCACTCCCGGTGCCTTGTCACTTACAGGGCGTACATTAGACCAGTGACCGCCGACTCCACCTCCCTTGACAGATAGCCATGCAACTTCAGCATTGTGAGAAATAAGGGAGTCCAGATTGTCACCAACATAAGTGAGAAAACAAGAGATAGGAAGACCCTTGATGTCCTCCCCGTCTCCGGGTGCGTTAGACAAGACCGGAGATGCAAACATAAACCAACGCTTGCTAGCATAGTCATAAATCCGTTGAGCAAAAGCATGATCACCCTCACAGTATGCAACTGCCGCACGTGCAAATGCCTGCTGTGCATACAGTTCATTATCCAACATGTAATAATCTTTGAGTAGGGCCATCGCCTGATCTGACAGGTCTTTATCTCTGTCTAGATCTATCTCGATTCCCTTGTACTTTGTAGAGTCCACTAATCAAGTCCTTCAATTTCAATTCCGATCCGCTTAAGTTCCGCACCCGGAATGTCATAGACACATGAATCGAGCACTTCGCTAACGATTTCTGTGATGCCATCTTCTGTCCTTTGTCCGGGCGAAACTTCAGTTATATCCACATTGAATTCTAAGTCAACCTTTACTTCAACTTCCTGTGACATTACCAGTGTTTCCCTTCCGTCTCTTCCATCATCTCAATCATCTTGTTGAGATACCATCGTGCCTTCTTGGCATTGGTGATAGGGTCACCCTTGCTCCATAGGCGTGTACCTAAGTACTTGAGTATCTGCCACTGGCATCCCCACATGGGGGCTAGTGGGTGCAGGAAGCGCATTACATCGCAGATGTAGTCAAAGGTTTCAATCAGTCCGGAGTTGTAGTGCTCAGGCTTATCTACCTCATCAAAGAATCTATCCTCTTCATCCTCAAGGACATCATCAAATACATCACCTACAGATTGAATCTTTTCAATGCTCTCTGACTCACTCATCATGCACTCCCATGTGTCTTCGTATTGAAATCTAATGTGATCACCTTGCCATCTGCGCTACGTGTAAAAACAGTAGGCTTATTTTCTTCTAGGTCTACTTCG